GCATATTATGATCGTGACACTGAAGACAAAGTCTACGGCGATATTGATATTCAAGTTATTGCTCCGGCAGTAGAAGGTCTGTCGTTTACACAATTTACTAGTGCTTACAACAAAGCAGCTCACGAGTTTGTACAAGAAGTCAAACCTTCGTATGTACACCCAACAGAAAGTAGCGTAGGGCATCCTATCTTACAAGTTGGCCGTGATTCGTATGTGCAAGTAGACCTTATGTGGCACCCAGAAGAATTGCGTGATTGGGGTGCTGCCCGTGCAACGCCCGAGCATAACCTAAAGGGCATGTTGTCTGGCAACATCCACAGTGTATTAGCAGAATTGCTTGACATGAGTATTCAACATGCAGGCGTACAACTAAAGACACAGAACGGCGTGCAAGTTCCTTTTAGTAAACAAAAGGGTGTAGAAGTACAAACAATTACAAGAGATCCCGGAACATTTATCTTGGATATCTTTAAGTACGAATACGAAAGCATACTAAATCGTCCTGTAAACGGACAAACATACATTGACCCGTTACTACAGAAGTTTCCGGGAAACGACCTAAACGATGTTAAAATCAGTAAGATGGTCAACGGTGTTAAGGGTCTAGCACGTAGTTTTGAAAAGAATGAAATGTTTGGGCAAGGTAATCTTGCTAATTATTCAAGCGCACAAGACTTTATTAATCAGTTTTGGAAACGTTACGAAGAAAAAGCCTTAGCAGACGTTGCAAACAAGAAACGTGATAAAGCACAGACTCCTGATGCTATTGCTCGTGCAGAACAAGACCGCGAGCGTGTGCTCAGTGGATTAGAAACAGTTAAAGGATACTTCCGTGGAGCTTAATTTTATTCAAACGCTATTTGAAGCTGGAGAAGGCCCACGTATTCCTCACCCAGAGGATAGTATTTTTGCCGGCACAGGTGCAGCTCAAACGATGATTGGGGCACTACAAGAAATTATTGCTAACCCTGGATCAGGTAGTATCAAGTGGGACGGCGGCATTGCGCTATACTTTGGCTATGACCCAACAGGTCAGTTCTTTATCAACGACAAGTACATGCCCGAAGGATTTTATGCCCACAGTCCCGCAGACTGGCAAAAGTACGACACAGAAATGAAAAAGTCTAGAGTTGCTAGAACTGAGTTGTATCCACAACTGGCAGCTATCTGGGAAGGCATGAAAGCATCTGTTACAGAGCAGTCAGTGTTCAAAGGCGACTTGATGTGGACAGGTGAATTACAACCAGTGCAAGGCAAGTTTATTTTCAAGCCAACTACAGTAGAATATCGTGTGCCAGTTAACAGCGCACTAGGTAAACTATTTGCAGGCAAAGCTGGCGGCATTGTTGTGCATCAGAAAGATGGCGCACCCTGGGACGGAAAGTCTGGCTTGCAAAATGCCGGCAACGTTGCTATTATTAGTCCCAAGGCAGGCGTAACATTTACACTAAAGAATCCTATTAAGCTAGTTAATGATGCTAAAAAAGCAGCCAGCAATAAAGCTATTGATGAGTTCTTGGCCGGGCTTGCAGGAGTGGCTAAAAGTGCAATGCAAACCTACATGAATAAGAAGATTACCAAGCAGACTACTGAGCCAGTTGATAAGTGGCTAGAAAAGACTCTTAGTAAGAAACAGTACGAATTAGTAGTTACAGGTGCCAACGGCAATGACGGCTATATTATGCAAAATGAGGCAGGATTAACAGCACTTTTTGCTGCTTGGAATGCAATTTATGTGCTAAAAGATAACCTTTGCCAACAGTTGGAGCCGCAGGTACAGGGCTTCGAACAGTGGACAGGTGGTCAGCAGGCAGGGGAAGGTTTTGTATTTCCTACTAGCCAAGGTCTGATTAAACTAGTAAACCGTGCTGGGTTTGGGGCAGCACATTTCAACAAATAACCCCATTATTTTATCGAGATGATAAATATTTACATACGTGAAAGCGTAAACATTAAAGGAAATTAAAATGGCAACATTTACAAGAGTTAACGGCGGTACAATCGCTGGTGAGTTTTTCGGTCGTGATATCAAGTTTGTTAAGGCTACCTTGTCTGGTATCGAAACAGGCTATGCTTCTGCAGACAGCAACTTCGAGAAGGTCGCTCGCGTACTATCTCGTTTCAGCACTATCTCTGTAGTTGGTACTCCAGCTTCTAATAACGCTATGTTCGTTGTTGAAGGCCTACCAACAACAGTTGGTGACAACACAGCCGACCAAAGCGGTGGTACAGCAATCGTTGCTCAACTACAAACAGAAGCTAACGCAGCTACTGGTGGTGCAGTAACATTCACTGTATACAACGGTCTAAGCGGCACAACTTTTGCTTAATTTTTAAATTAAGTAGAATAAAAGAGCACTGTTTTTACAGTGCTTTTTTTATGACCATAAGTAATAGCATGAGCTCTAACCTAGAATACTTTACCATCGCTACCTTAGTTGATATCACTGCTACAGGTGTGACACGTAATAAGTCTGGTGACGAGCATAAACGCAATCAACAGCGTAACTGGGAAACAGTGTTACAGGCACTGGGCATTAGAGCTCAGCCAACACTAGTTGAAGGTCCAATGACTGGTATAGTCGGAGAACAAATTCTAGGCAAACTATTTGGCGACATGTACACAGGCGAACAGCGTGTGTGGCTTGCAAGTTTTTGTATTGAGCATCGTGACGTTTACCGAAAAGACAACGACCAATTGGCATTACTAGCAGAGGACTTTAATCAAGTTCCTGTTGTAACTGGACTAGATGAAACAGCACGGTTCATCTTGCCTATCTTTTACTGCCATGGTGCTATTAGAAATATTGTGTTTAAACCCGGCCTCTTAAATGAGCTTCAATAAAGCAGCAATGGTAAATACTACATTGATGCTCATCGCACCATTAAGGCTCACAATTAAGGCAAACACAGGCACACAAACGCATCGCAACTATAACAATAATAAGGGGCGAGAAGCATATGGCTTCAGTAGATATTGAAAAGAAGAGTCTTGAGGCGCACGTAGAGATTTGCGCGGTAAGGTACTCTAGCTTGGAAACACAATTACAAAATTTAGAAGGCCGGATGGATAAACTTGAAGTCTATCTATTAGAAATTAAAAATGCAGTGGCATCCAAAGCTGAGCCTAAACCCAGCAATGATGATGCAACAGGCCCTTATAAGATGATGCTGACCATTGGTACAACAATTGGCGGCGCATTGATCGGCGCATTAATTACTCTTATCATACATATTAAATGAAAATCATTGAACTAGTTAACAGCAAAATTCAGCTTCCTATTACAAACGAAGAAGCTGAAATTTTAAGCAAGTTCAGTGAAGGCACTCACATCCCACGTCGCGAATTAAACGAGCGCGAAGTGTATATAGCAAATCAATTAGTCAACAAAGACGTGCTAACTCGAAGAAATACAAATGGCCAAATCTCGTACATCAAAAAAATCAAAGATTAAAGTTCAAGCAGAGCGTGTAGTTAAAGCAGAAATGGTTGAAGTAGCAGCCAATATGGTTACGGCTTATGTTAAATCATGGGCTAAAACTGAAGTTGAGCGCATTATCAATCAAGAGCAATTGCCCTTAATTGTCCCAGTTAAAAACGGAGTACAAGTTGGGCGATACCGCGTTACCAAGACAGCCGAGGAAATGTGGCAACTAGCTGATGCGCACGGCGAGCGTATGCACTGCTTTTTAGACAAAAGAAGCGCAGTTCTTTACAGCATACTATACCAACTTAAACGTTATGCATCAGCAGATACAATCCTGGCTCGAGATAAAAAGCTAAGTAAAGTACAAGCAGATTATCAGCATTATCATCACAGTATGCAACGAGCTATAAAGCGCAAAGATTACCCAGTAATTGATGTACTAGCAGCTCGATATTATGATACGCAGTATTTGCTAACAGAAGCTAAAAATGATTTGGAGAAAACTTTAAGATTGAATAAATACTTAAAAGTTTGGGAAACTGGAAAACCACTATGAAACTAAAAGAATTAGGCTATAAGCCAACTACAAAGCAAATGAACAAAGTTATGGAAAGCCGTTTCGGTTTTCAAGTTGACTACAACAACATGACTTTTAAGAAAGCATACACTTTAGCCAAGGGCCTAACTGAAGGTCTTGATCAAGCTAAACGTACACACGGTGCTCATTCAGTTGAGAAGAACGCCAAGTACATGGAAATGATGATGGTGCGCGAAAGCTTGCATCGTTGGATGGTTGAAAACAAACAACATCTAATCATCGAAAGCGAAATGGCTAAAAGCGAAGCTATCCTGGCTGCTAAGAGCATGGTTGACGAAATCCAAGACATGTTGGAAAAAATCAGCAAGATGCAAAATGAGCAGATGCCAGCATTGCTAGACACTATCCGTGATCAAATCTCTACAGAGAAGGCAGACGGCTTTAAGAACGCAGTTAGCCCAATCCTACAAGATCTAGCACAAACACTACAACAAGGTCGTGAGTCTGCAGACAGCGCAGCTCGTGTACTAGCCGGCGAACAA